CTGGTCGGGACGTTCAATATCTTCTGATGATTCAGGTTGGATAGAAGCATGGTGGGCAGCAATACTGCGGCGTATTGCCTCACTGCCGAGAACCGAAGGGTATTTTTCTTCTTCTGGTTCGTCAGCAGGCAAAGCCTGGTCAAATACATCCTTGGCAACACCGTCCACAACGGCTGCATTATAAAATTTATCAAGGGTAATGATACAGGGTATAGCTGTACAGTTTTCTAACATTGTAATGTACCTCTTCTCGTCCTCACGAGTGAGACCATAAAGTGTTTCAACCATCTTGTAGGTTTCATCACAAGCTTCATGGGTTTCCATTGCATGGAAATTACCGTAGTACGAACGTTTCATTTCTTTTGTGAAAACTTCCTTGCCTGCAACATTTTTAGACAGACGCAAGTTGTTCTTCCACATAGGACCAAGAAAAGGAACGAACCAGCAATCACGTGACTTACTAATAGCATCACCGCGTAATAAGCACTCTACGGGTGTGTTAATAGGTGGATTGACATACCAAGCTGATTTGGCAAGACCACGCCCAACTCCAGGGGCAAGTACACATTTTCCACCAGCGACAGGATAATATCTGGCAGAACAAAAAGAGGCATTGTATTTGGCATTGGGTCCGGTATGTACCTTCGGCTCCAACTCCAATCCAAGTGCTCTCAATAGCTTCACTAAAACTTCAGCATTCTGTCCTAATGATGAAATAAATGTATCAGTGGCTATTATTAGGTTGTCATCACCTAGCACTGGTAATGAAATTTTATATCTAGCAACAATCTCTCTGTAAGAAGGGATGACACCATGGTCTTTCCAATCCAGAGGATTGCATGAAGAATGGTATGCTAGACAAAACATGATGGCCAGTCCTTGTAGAAGCGAATTACCACAAGAGGTGTTATGATCACCCGAATGACGACCACCATCAACCTTGTAAGTATTTTTCCACTTATCCTTGCCTTTTGTTTGGATACAGGCAAGGAAAGCAGAATACTCACGCTCGGTACACCCACTCCATCTGTAGATGTCCGCCTCAAGCTCTAACAATCGTCTGTGGATCGTCGAATCAAACCGTGCAAAGTCACCCTCAATAATGGAGTAACCCGGACAGCGTTGTAGAGATTTGAGGTAAGAGGCTCCGATTTGCTCTGCGGAGGCTCCTGATGTGTACATTATACCACGACCGGAATCAACATCCCAAATTTTTGCAAGACGCTTCGAAAATGATTTGCAAAATGGGCCGGTAACAATATTGTGATGTACAGTACCAGACTGGATGCCACGAGGGGCAAGTTTTTCCAGTCCGTCAAGAGTTGATTTAGTTAAGCTCTCGATCTTTGTAAACATACCACGATCATGAACACGCTCCTTCTGAACGTTATCATCACGTAAAACAGATAGGCGAGCAGCGACTTGCGCCTCACGCTGGGCCTTGGAATAAACATTATTCCAGTCATCAAATGACATTCTGTTAACGGATTCGGGTAGTAAACCGAGCTCACCATGGTTCTTGAATACCCAATGGCGAAAAAGGTCAAAAAACTCATCATCAACCTCCTTTCTGTCATATGGACTGGCTTTAAGTATACGCTCAGTAATGGCAGAGATGGCTGAATGAGAGGAATTTGCAGGAACAACAGGAATGGAGAAGTCAGTTACAATGCCAGCTGGCATGAGTGGCATAATTTGCTGCCAAGTTGGTGTCTTGTAATGACCAGTGTATAAACCACCATGTCTCTGTTCAATCAATCGGTAGCTGGCAGAAGCACCACCTGGGCGAACTGTAGGAGCATCGATTGGCTCTTTACTTGCTAGCGGGTCGGGAGTTACCAGAATAGCAGTAGGAGAAAGAGGTGTGATGTTAGAATCAAGCAACTCTTCTATCGTTTTCGCAGGTGCAGTAGCGGGCAATTGGGTGCCACGTTTCAATGGTATTACTGCAGTGCGAGGGCCATTAGATGCCCGGTTGGCGCGATAGTCAGCCAAAGGATCCGCACTGGTTTGGAACAAGCGAGATGCTGCTGCAGCTGCAGCAGTCGCGAGACCAGTGGCGGCGAGTACTATACCAGCTGCAGGAGCGGTTGCCAAACCAATTGCATGTGCTGCAACTCCTATACCAGCGGCTGTTAAACCGTAGGCTGTAGCTGTGGCTGCCAACTCAGAGGCAGTCCAGACCCACTTGAATTTACGTGACAGTGCTGACTCATGAGTGTCCAACAACGTAGTGTTGGGCTTGATGAGAGCATGCATGACAGAAACTTCAAATGAGACATCCTGTATAAACGCTAATGAAACGGCAGCAGTAATACAGGTGGAAAGTATATGTGGAGGAATGGAATATGACTTAGCTTGAAACTTAGCCCATGTGACAAGAGAACGGTAATTGTCAGGGGATCTAATTTGCAAGGCGCATCTCACTGCGCACTCGGAGACCAACCCCTTAGGTGCCATCATGTTAAGTACAGAACCAGTCTTGTAGACCATAACAAATGGACCCCAGGAGTAAACTTTTAGGTCAGGGAGATAAAGCATGTCACCA